ACAACCTTTTACCGTAGCATGTGCAGGTGGCTTAGTAACATCAGCTAACTCAATAGACTTGTTACGTACACCCGGAGTTGCTACAGTTTTACAAAACTTTGAATCTTCTACATCAGGAGGTTATAGACGTATTAATGGCTATACAAAGTTTGGTGGAACTAACGCTACTAAACCTACAGGAAGCACTACTACTATATTAGGTACTTTTCCTTATGCAGATGGTGTAATAGTTTGTGCAAGTACTAATATTTATTTTAGTAACGATGGTATTAATTGGTTACAAATAAATAAGTTATCGGCTGGAGGAGGAGATAACTACTCAACCTTTACAGGTAAAAGTGCTACAGCAAGAACAGGACAACAACAAAATCAATTTGCTTTATTTGAAGCAGCTACTCAAGACTATGGTACTGTTGTTATATCTGATGGAATAAATAAACCTTGGACATTTAGAATGGAAGGTAGTGGAGTTCTATCAGGAAGAACATATTTTACAAGTGAAATAACAGTTACAGGCAGTGAAGGTGTAAAATATATTACATCTCATGACCATCATTTAATTGCTGCAGGTGTAACAGAAAATGAAAATGTTATTTATTATAGTGCTATAAATAACTTTTCTAGTTTTTCAGGAACAGGTGCAGGAGCTATAACTATATCAGATAAGATAGTAGGTATTAAAGGTTTCCGTGAAGATTTATTTATATTCTGTCAAAACAGTATACATAAATTAATAAATATTAATAACTCCAGTACTATTGCAGTTGTACCCGTAGCTGAAAACGTAGGTTGTTTAAATGGTTATAGTATCCAAGAGATTGGTGGTGATTTAGTTTTCTTAGCTCCTGATGGTCTTAGAACTATTGCAGGTACAGCAAGAATTGGTGACGTTGAGTTAGGTACAGTTAGTAAAGCAATTCAGCCTATTATAACAGAACTAGCACAAAATGTCAATGAGTTTGTAATAAACAGTATAGTTTTAAGAGATAAGTCACAATATAGATTATTTTATAGTGATACAGACTTGACAAATGTTTCACAAAAAGGTATAATAGGAACATTAAGACCAAATGGTTTTGAGTGGTCTGAAATCTTAGGTATAGAAGTTACAGCAATTAATTCAGGTTTTGACCATCAAGGTATAGAAAAGTTTTATCATGGTGATACAGATGGTTATGTATATGTTCATGATGACGGTAATGATTTTGATGGTAGTACAATAGATGCTAGATATCAAACACCTAATTATGATTACGGAGACTTTGGAACTTTAAAAACTTTACACTACGTTAAACTATCTTTAGGTCCTGAAAATGAAGTACAGCCTATTGTAAGAGTTAGATTTGATTATGACAGTAGTGAAACACCACAACCCGCAGATTACATATTAGACAGCGTACCAGCTCCATCAATATTTGGTAGTTCCTTATTTGGTACTGCAAAGTTTGGAGCATCTGAACAGCCTTTAGTTAGGTTAGCATTACAAGGTAGTGGTTACTCTAATAGCTTTAGAATATTAACAAACGATACAAACGCACCATACACAATAAACGGATTATACATAGATTACATTCCATCAGGTAGGAGATAAACACAATGGCAGGTTATACAAGACAAAGTACATTCGCAGACGGAGATACAATCACTGCTGCATTATTTAATAATGAGTACAACCAACTTTTAAATGCATTTGGTAACACAAGTGGTCACAAACATGATGGCACTGCAAACGAAGGACCAGTTATAGGTCTTATTGGTGATGCAGGAGAAACTTCTCCAAACAACAAAGTCTTAATAGACACAACAAACAATTATATAGAATTTTATGTACAAGTTTCTAATAGTCCTGTACAACAGTTATATATAGCAGATGGAGCTATAGTACCTGTTACAGACAGTGATGTTGACTTAGGTACAACAGGTTTAAGATTTAAAGATGCTTACATTGACACAGTAACAACAACTGGTAATGTAGCAGTAGGTGGTAATCTAACAGTTACAGGTACTACAACTTTTAACGGTGGTACAATCACTATGGGTGATGCAGCTACTGATAACGTAGTCTTTGGTGCTGACGTAAACAGTAATATTATCCCTAATACTGACAGTGCTTTTGACCTTGGTAGTTCTACACAAGAATGGCGTGACCTTTATTTAGATGGTACAGCACATATAGATACACTAGACGTAGATGTAAACGCTACTATCGCAGGAACTCTAGGTGTTACAGGCGTACTAACCGGTACAAGTTTAGATATATCAGGAAACGTAGACATAGATGGAGTATTAGAAACTGATGGTTTATCTATTAATGGAACTACAGTTACAAGTACAGCAGCAGAGTTAAACTTACTTGACGGTAAAGCTTTCCTTGATGAAGATAACATGGCATCTAACAGTGCTACAGGTATTGCTTCTCAACAATCTGTAAAAGCTTATGTAGACTCTCAGGTGACTGCACAGGACTTAGATTTCTTAGGTGATAGTGGTGGTGCATTAAGTATTGACCTCGACTCTGAAAGCCTTACAATCGCTGGTGGGACTGGTTTAGATACTGTAGGTTCAGGTAACACTGTTACAGTTAATATAGACTCTACAGTTGCTACGTTGACTGGCACACAGACTTTAACAAATAAAACCCTTACAAGCCCAGATGTAAATACTCCAGACATTGATGGTGGTACTATTGATAGTACTGTTATCGGAGGAGCTACACCGGCTGCAGGTACATTCACAACCCTTACAGCTAATACATCTTTAACAGGAACACTAGCTACAGCAGCACAACCTAATATTACAAGTCTTGGTACGCTTACAGGTCTTACAGGTGGTACTGGAGACTTAAACTGGGATAGCGGAACTTTATTTGTAGATTCTTCAGCTAATTCTGTTGGAATTGGAACTAGCTCACCAGCAAGACCTCTCCACATTTCAGGCACAACTGTAACGCAACTTGAATTAGAACAAACAAGTGCAAGTAGTGATGTAAGAATGTTACTTGATGCTGGTGGAACTAATGGTCAAATACAATTTGCTGGTGCATCACATGCAAGTGTTCCAAATACTTTATCTTTAGTTAGTGCAGGTGATACTAGATTTGTTCAAGATGGTCAAACAGTTATGCATATTGATAGTGGCAATAGTGGTCGTGTTGGGATTGGAACTGACTCACCCGATACACTTATGGAAATTGTTGGTGCTGACCCAGTATTAACTATTAGAGATACTGAGACTGGTGTTGCAAGTGCAAACGCTACTTTAAGGTTAGCAGAATCAGGAGGTAGCAGTTCTTTAGGAGCATATTTTGATATTGCTATGACTGGACAAAATTTAACATTTGGTCATTCAACTGATGGTAGTGCTGATGCTGAGCAAATGAGATTAGAAGGCAGTACTGGTGATTTGGCATTAGGTGTAACTTCAGCAAGTGGTAGATTACACGTCAACAAAAATGGAACAGCTCAAATCATAGCTTTATTTAGTAGCGACTTAGGTACAAATAATAGAAATATGCAAATTTTATCACCCGCTTCCGATTCAACTTCAGCACCTTTTGAATTTTCTACAAGTAACTCTTTTCAATTTACAATAGATGGTGGTGCTGCATTAAATATTGCTTCAGACAAAAATGTGGGTATTGGAACGACTAGTCCTGATGGCAATTTACATGTTAGCTCAGGCTCTGCTGGTACTGTTACAGCATCAACTGATGCAAATGAATTAGTTTTAGAAGCAACTGCTAATGTTGGTATGACTTTACTAACTGGTAATTCTTCTATAGCTAGAATTAGATTCGGAGATGCAGACTCAAACGCTAGAGGTAATATATTTTATAACCACGCTAATGATTCATTAGGAATACAAACAGCAGCATCTACTGCTATGACTATAGACTCATCAGGCAATGTGGGTATTGGAACGACTAGTCCTTCAACAACACTTACTGTTGCTGGAAGTGGTGATGCTGAAACAGGTATAACTGCAACACACTCTCGTTCAGGTGTTGGTTATACGTTACTGTTAAATAATACAAACAATGGTGCAAACAAAGGTTCAGGAATTAAATGGCAAAGTGGTGGACATGATACTGGTGCAATAATTACTCGTAGTGATGCAACTGCAGCTTCAGGAGATGCACCTGCATATATGACCTTTCACACATCAACAGATGGCTCTGAAGATATAGCTGAAAGAATGCGTATTAATTCATCAGGCATAGCTGTAACAGGAAGCACTTTAGTTTCTGATGACCAAACAAACGATTGGATTAAACAAGAGGTTAGTGGCACTACATCTACTATAAGTTTAGGTAATACTGAAAGCACAGGTGGGACAGCTCAATGGTCATACAGTAGAAGCACAGGTAGTTTAAGTGGAAATATAGGTTCTAATGCTGGTACTAACTTTATGACTGTTCTAGGAACAGGCAATGTTGGAATTGGAGAAACAACACCTCTTGTACCGCTTCATATTTCAAGAGATTCTGCTTCAGGCGAAAACATTGCTTTTTTATTAGACAATAACAACACCACTGCTGGTAATGAAATAGGTATGTTATTTAGAAGTGCTGTTGGTTCAACAAATACTGATTTTCAAATTACTGGTATAGCTAGTGGTGCAAATGATATGGATTTAACTTTTGCATCAGATGGTGGCACAGAAAGAATGCGTATTGATTCTTCAGGCAATGTTGGAATTGGAATGACATCAGCACCAAATGGTTCTGATACTTGTTTATCAATATTTAATACTGCAACACCTAGAATTAAATTCCATAATAATACTACTGGTTCAGCAGCAGGTGATGGTGGTGAAATAAATATGAGTGGTAGCGACTTTATTTTTGAAAATAGAGAAGCTGGTAATGTAAGATTTTTTGCTAATGGCTCTGAACACATGAGAATTGATAACGAGGGCAATTTTTTAATAGGAAAAACTGTTCACGACCAAAATAATACTCGAGGTGTAGATATTACAAATACAGGAGCAGTGGTAGCTACTAATGATGGTGGAATTAGTTTCTTAGCTAATAGAATAGGCTCTGATGGACAGACTTTCTTATTTAGAAGGCAAAATGTAACTGTTGGCTCTATATCTGTGTCAGGTTCAGCCACAACTTATGCAACATCTTCAGACCATAGATTAAAAGAAAATGTAGATTATAATTTTACTGCTCTTGATAGAGTTGCACAATTAAAACCAGCTAGGTTTAATTTTATAGCTACTCCAACTGTTACGGTTGATGGTTTTGTAGCTCACGAAGTACAAGATGTAGTTCCTGAAGCTATTATAGGTGAAAAAGATGCAGTTGATAATGAAGGTAATCCTGATTATCAAGGTATCGACCAAAGCAAACTTGTACCTCTTTTAACTAAAGCTATACAAGAACAACAAACAATAATAGACGATTTAAAATCAAGAATAGAGGCCCTGGAAGGCTAACAATAAAAGGAAAATAATATGAGTAATACATACACTTGGGATTGCAAAACAGTAGACGTTTATCCCACATACGAATCAGAATCTGATGTAGTCTACAATGTGCATTGGAGAATTACAGGAACCAGTGATCAACAAGACGCAGAGGGAAATAATTATACTGCATCCTCTTACAGTACTGAAAGCCTTTCGCTATCTGATATAGGATCGAACTTTATTCCTTTTGCAGATTTAACAAATGCAATTACTACAGGCTGGGTTGAAACAGCTATAGGTGAAGAGGGTGTTAATAACATTAAAGATGGAATAAATGTTAATATAGAAGAACAAATAAATCCTACAACGGAAACAAAAACAATAACTTAATATTTTTTAAAAGGAGAAGATAATGGAAAAAAAACAATTTTTATTAGGAATGTTGCAACTTATTGATGTAGCAGCCAAAAGAGGATCTTGGGAAGGCAATGAATTAGAATCTGTTGCACTTTTGAGAAAAGAGGTAGTTGAGCAACTTAAAGAATTTGCTGAATTACAAGAATCCGTAGAAAATACCGAGGAGGAAATTGATAATGGATAGTATAGTAGAAATAGTAAACTGGATAACAACGATTGTAACTGTTGCCTCAATAGTAGCAGCAACAACATCTACACCAAAAGATAATGAATGGCTAGCTAAATTTTACAAATTCGTAGATTTATTGGCAATTAATATTGGTAAAGCAAAATTATAAGATAAATTTCAATTTTTTATTGAAAAACTTAAAATTTGACTCTCTGAGATACCTCAGAATCGCATATCTAGCCTAGGTTAATACCCTAGGCTATCTTTTTATTTTAATCATTACTGAAGCTCTCTGAAGAGGTTTTACAAATTTTTTGTACTATATTTTCAATATATTGACATAAATCTTAGTGAATATACAATTAGAGTGTAAATTAACAAATTTAATATTTGAAAGTAAAAAATGCCAGAAAAAAAAGCAACAGCAGTAACCGTAGCCGCAGATCTTCGCCAACATGAAATTCAATGCAGCGAGCGTTGGCGTACAGCATTTAATGAATTTTCAGATATAAAAGAAGAAATCTCTTCAATCAATAATACAATTAAAATGACAACGTTTGGGATATTTGGTTTTATAGGAGCTTTAGCTATAGCCTTAATATCCGTTCTATTGTGAAATTTAAAAAAATATTAAAAGACCTGGTGGGAGCAGTAGCTCCAACTTTAGGGACTGCTTTGGGCGGACCTATGGGCGGAATAGCCGCAAGTATGATATCAGAAACTCTTGGGGTGCCTAATACTGCTAAATCTATTGAGGCCGCCATACGTAATGCTAGCCCATCCCAAATGTTAGAGCTTAAAAATTTAGAAAAAGATTTTGAATTAAAAATGAAAGAGCTCGAGGTTGACATCTTTGCTTTAGAAGCTCAGGAAAAAGAAAGCGCTAGGAAATATTTTTCAAAAGACTGGACTGCTAAAATTATTGGAATAGCAACTATAGGAGGGTTTTTGGCTTATATATTTTTAGTAACGTTAAGACCTCCTGAAGAAAGCTCAGAAGCTTTAATAAATTTAGTTCTAGGATACTTAGGAGGATTGACAAGTGCAATTATTTCGTTTTATTTTGGGGCTTCTAATACAAGCAATAAATAAAAGTGATATGCATATATCTAAAGAAGGTATATGTCTTATCAAAAAGTTTGAAGGCTTAAAATTAGAATCTTATAAGTGCTCAGCTTCAGTATGGACGTATGGATATGGTTCAACAAAAAATGTTAAAGAGGGAGATACTATTTCCAAAAAAGACGCTGAAAAACTTTTATTGAAAGAAATAAAAGAATATGAAAATTATTTAAAAAAATTAATAAAAGTTAAAATAAATCAAAATCAATTTGACGCTTTAGTTTCCTGGGTCTACAACCTTGGGCCAAACAATTTAGAAAAATCTACGCTTTTAAAAATTTTAAACAATAAAGAATATAAAGATGTTCCATATGAAATAAGAAAATGGAATAAAGTGAATGGAGAAATATCAGAAGGATTAATAAGAAGAAGAAATGCAGAATCCCTATTATTCGAAGGAAAAGAATGGGGAAAAATATAAGGAGTTAAAATGACACATCCTAATATGCGTATTGCGTTAGCGGGTGAGTACTTAGCAGCATCATACCTGATGAGATATTGCGACTCTGTCATATTATCTCCAGGAGGCCATCGATCTGATTTAATTCTAGATCATCAGGGAAAGCTTTATAAAGTACAAGTTAAGACAACAAACAGCCTTTACAAACGAAAAAAAAACAATTATTACCGTTGGGAGATAAGAACCGGTAAGCGAACTCAAGATAACATTCGGCAAAATAAAATGGTAAGATATGGAAACGGGCAAATAGATATGTTTTGCCTGGTTGCTTTGCCTATAAATAAAGTTTTTTTTATTCCTTTTACAGAGGATGGAGCTCAAACAGAATATGCAAAGACAGCTGAAAATTTAGAAAGTATTGACTCAAAGGAGTCTTTGATTAAAACTTTATTAACAATAAACAAAATACCAGAATTAGAGCCTTTAAATGACCTTACAGAAAGCAGTATTTAACCCAGGTATCAACAGAGAGGGTACCGATTATAGTAACGAAGGCGGTTGGTTCGACGTCAATCTCGTTCGTTTTAGAAAAGGACTTCCTGAAAAGTTTGGGGGATGGACTAAAAACACTCCAAATAGTTTCTTAGGAACCTGTAGAGCCTTACATCCTTGGGTTGCCTTAGAAGGTACTAAATATTTAGGTCTTGGTACTACTTGGAAATATTATATAGAAGAAGGGTCAAACTTTAACGATATCACCCCTATTAGATCTACTACATCAGCAGGAGATGTGACTTTTTCTGCAACAAACGGATCATCAACAATTACAATAACTGATACTGCAAACGGATCCGTTAAAAATGATTTTGTTACATTTACAAATGCTGCAAGTTTAGGCGGCAATATTACTGCTGAAGTTTTGAATCAAGAATATCAAATAGCAAACATAGTTAACAGTAACTCATATACTATAATAGCTAAAGATACTAGCGGAAATACCGTAACAGCAAGCGCAAGTGATTCTGGAAATGGAGGATCAAGCACAGTAGGAACTTATCAAATAAACGTTGGTTTAGACGTGTATGTTCCTGGAACAGGTTGGGGTTTAAATGGATGGGGGGAAGGCACTTTTGGATCTGCATCAGCCCTGTCTGTAACAAACCAGTTAAGACTTTGGACGCACGATCATTTTGGCGAAAATCTAATAATAAATGTTAGAGGCGGCGGTATTTATCAATGGACAGAAAATAATGGTACAGACGTAAGAGCTGTAGATATGTCTCAAATCTCAGGTGCTAACTTAGTCCCAACAGTTGGATTACAAGTTATTACCTCTGAAAAAGATAGGCACTTAATTGTATTAGGAGCCGACCCCCTAAATAATGCAGGCACCGCAAGAACAGGTACAATAGATCCAATGCTTATTGCTTTTTCAGACCAAGAAGATAATCTGCAGTTTGAGCCTTTAATTACGAATACAGCTGGTTCTTTGCGACTATCTTCCGGATCATCAATAATTGGAGCGGTAAAATCAAGGCAAGAAACTATTATATGGACAGATACTGCTGTATATAGCATGCAGTTTGTTGGCCCTCCTTTTACATTTGCAGTTAATTTAGTTAATGAAGGAACTGGCCTGGTTGGACCTAAGGCGGCAATAACAGCACCATCATCTATATTCTGGATGGGTTACAATAATTTTTATAGCTACAACGGTAGCGTTCAAACATTACCTTGCAGCGTCCATAATTATGTATTTGGAGATATTAATCTAACTCAATCTTTTAAAGTAAATGCATTTACTATTGCTGATAAAAACGAGGTAGGCTGGTTCTATTGCTCTTCTGGGAGCAAT